TGTGCCAATAGTTCCTGATGCTGACTCAACAGTACAGTCAAAATCACTTGAGCTGTCTCTGTCAATAGTTGCATTTGCTGCCCATGGATCGTATGAACCAGTAGTTGATGCACCTAATGCAGTTTCTTCTGCGTTGGATGAAACAATTCGGTCTAATGACTCCCAATCTGTGGTGCCAGCATTTGTTCCAGAACCAGATATGGTTCCTTCAACATCGGCTAAGAGCATTCTATTTAGGAATTCTTTGTGTTGTACTGCCATATACAATCGAAGTGAACCAAGTCCACCCCAAATGTCGTCTTTGCTGTGTGTAGCCAACCACTCCATAACTTCTGATGCTGAGAAAGGCAGTTGTGCTGTCTTTGGTCTAACATCAATTTCTTGTAGTGTTGGTTTTACTGTCTCAGCAATGAGTCCACCTTCTGCTGTACCACCAAGAGTAGTATTACCATTGGTTGTATTTAGCACTGGTTTTGCAGTAATAACCCTCCATCCTGATTTATCCCAAGGGTACTTTGGTAAGATACCAAAGGCATTGGCTTCAAGGTTGAGCTGTGCCCATGCATATGCTCCATAGATTGCGTTAAAAACGCCTGCTGTGGAAGTAGTTGCTGGTGCATCTGCTTTTCGTAGGAGGTTTCTATTGTATCCGTAATAGAGTGCTTCTAATTCATCAATAGTCTTTATCTGAACCATATCTACCACTGTCCGACCTCTTCAGGTGTTGGTTTGTAGTATTTTCCGTTCAAGATATCTCGTGCAACATTGCTCAAACCTTCGAATCCATTACTTCGTGCATCTTTAAGAATTGGTGAGAAATCCCCCATGGATTTGTCAACGTTCTCTAGTGCTGCACTTGGTCTTGGTGTCTCGGTTGAGAAAGTATGCTCAGACTTTTGAATTGAAGTTAATTCTTCGGACTTTTCTTGCATGGAAAGTTTTCCTTGATCTGCTTGAGGTTTCTTTGCACCATCTACTTCTTTTCGGTCAGAGTCAAGACCAACTTGTCTTGAGTTTGACTGATAGGTATCTGGTACTTTGACATCAGCACCTACATCATTATCTGAACCTGCACTTCCTGCTGGTTTCAGTGGTAAATCTGTTGGTTTTTCTAATGCCTTTAGTCTCGAGTCAAATTTTCCGATTGTTTCGCTTACACCCTTTTGGGTTTCAGCAAGTGATTGAACAACGTCAGTAAGAGTATCAATACTGGATTTTACTTTCGAAAATGCTTTTGAAGCATCTTGGCGTAATTCCTCAGTAGTTTCCTCTCCATGACTTTCTTCTTTTTCGTCTTCAGAATCTTCTTTTTTCTCTTCGGCTTGTTTAGAATTTTCTTCTTCGGTCATGTTATTACCTAATCTATATAAATGGGGTTTATATATATTTCGGACTAAGCAAAGAATCATCATCATCAATTGCTCTTGAGGGATCTCCTCTCTTACTGTTGCCTGCTTCAGTAGTATAACCTTCCTTTTTAGATTCTTTTATATCATTAACATCATGCACAATTATCTCCATTTCAGGTGGTATTTCTGTTATTGTGTGGTTTTGACCACTTCCTTGAACGTTAGTATAACCCTCATTACCGTATCCTAAGCCCCTTTGACCTGCTCCAAATTGACCTTCTGTTACCTTGCTTATTATTGATTCTAATGATTTACGCATTGCATCTTTTCTGGGGGGCTTTAATCCTTCCTTTTCTGGAAATTTTTCATAAAGCCAATCACCATAATCTGGTATGTCATCTGATTTAACACCTCTATCTGCCCAATGTTCTCTATTTTTTGATTCAAATGATTGATAGTCACCTTGATCGAACATTCCTCTCTGTCTTTCATCCCATTCTTCCCATGCTCTATCTGTAGGGCGTTTACTATATGACATCCTTTCAGGGTCATAACCAGTACCTTCATGAGAAATATCTAAATCCATGATTTTTTGTTCTGGAGTCGGTTCTGGTTTTGGTTTGTCACTACCTTTTCCATCCATAGAATCTTTACTTACTATTGATTCTAATGATTTAGTCTTTCCACAATGTGGACATGGTTCCTCTTCATATACATCAGATGTTTCTAATAATAAATCTTCCCATGATTTAACAGGCTTCTTTTTTTTCTTACCCATTTTCTTAAATATTGATTTAAATGATTTATCTAATTGTGGATGCTTCACTTCATGCCTTTCTTTAATCTGTCCACTCCTTTTATCATCAAATGTTTGTGGAAGTAATCCTAAATTTGCAGCAGAACCAAGTTCATCCATGTCAAGATAATTATCTTCATTACTACTACCTTCTCCCATTCTTGCTTCTGTTGATTGTCTTTGGAACTCATTATCTAATGGTTTTGGAGTTTGAAATTCACTAAAATCCCTACCCATAAATTTTACACCTTCAGGCATATTCTCATATTCATAATCTGTTGGTTTGTTACTTTCTCCATGTAATTGAGCTTGTGTTGGTTTAACTGCATCTTTAAATAATGATTCAAATGATTTACCTACCATACCTTCTCTATCTCCTTTACCTTCAGCAAATTCTATAATTTTTCTATTACAATTTTCGCACACTTTAATATCTCCTTCATCCCCAGTATCTAATCTAACACGCATAGGTATTGTTCCTTCCTCTTTACAACCCACACCACTACACTCTCCTTTAACTATTGATACAAATGATTGATTTACCATTGATCCTATTTCAGCATCAACTATTTCTTGCTTTCTTCTTTTTCTATTTCTTGCTGTTCGTCCTTTGTTAGTTTGCTTTTCATCTTCAAAAAAGTCTGGTGATCGTTTAAGATCTTCTTCTACTTTTCTCTGTTGTTTTCTTTGTTGTGCTACAACATTGGCTGGTGTTCCTGCACTACCAAGTGCATCAATTTTCTTATCCTTATCAGGGTCATCACCCTGAGATAAACTCTGAAATTCATTTTCCATATCATTGTAATAATGTTCTGATTCTCCCTCAGCCATCCAGTCTTGATAATCTTCATCAGCATCTAATTCTGCTCTGGTAGTTGATGCAGGCATTAATGGTTTCTTTTTCTTGGGTGGTTTTTTTCCCATTTTTTTATATTGATATTCATCTGTCTTAGGTTCCCACTTATCATCTTCCTTAAATATTGATGTTAATGTCTTCTTAACTTTTTTTTTACCACTATTCTGTCTAGCATCACCATTGATAGTTAGACCTCTCTCTGCTGGATGGTCATCCTTACCTTCAACGGTAGGCTGTGGTAATCCTTGACCTACCCATGTCTCTCTTCCAGTATTTTGATTATACATAGAGTGTTGGTCTCCCATAGAATTAGAGTGATCATATTTAACAATACCATGCTCTGCCAGTGTTTTACCACAACCAGAACATACTTTGTTTAATTCCTCTTTAGTCAAAAATATTTCTAATCCATCTTTTGCAACTTGTTGTATCATACCTGCTTCTATTGCCTTTTCTAATTTATGTTGAATAGCACCACAGAACGCAGCAGGATCATTCTTATCCTGATTCTTTTCTTCACAATGGTCAAAGTCTCCTTTACCACCCTTGCCATCAGGTATTGGTTTTGTAATATTATCTGCTTTACCTACATCATCTTTTGGAGATTTACCACCATATCGTTTTGGATCCATTTGTGACAGTTCTCGTTCAACTTTAGCTCTATTGCAAGTTGGACATATATCTATTCTTTTTCCATCAACCACATCTGTTTCTGCATAACTATGCCATTTTCCATCCTTTCCTTGTCCTTCAACAATCTGATCTTTTGCTCCACAATTTTCACATGGTTTTATTCTTCTAGTTTTATTACCAACCTCTTTTAAATATCTCTCTGTGTTATCTGCTGGCACCGATGACCAGCTTGCAACAGCTCTGCCTATTTTCTTATTTTGTGAAACGTCATCATCTTTCTGATCTATACTTACCTTTGAAACATAACAACCAAACTTATCGCATTTGATAATCATCTTACCGTCTTCTCTTACCTCTGCGTTGGTAGCAGATTTTGCAACTGGATTGTAGTCAGTAATTAATGCTAGTGGAACTGCTGGGTCAGCACATACTGCAACCTCATAGTGTTCCAAATCTTTTAATGAATAAGCAATGGAGCCATCTTTCATCCTGACAGGGTCTCTGTCAGACTTCGTGGCTCCTCCGAATGATAATCCCTTATACTCTCCTGATTTAATCTTCTTCCATATCTCATTATCTAATTCATAATCCTTGTGTATCTTACCTGTTATCTTAATTGCTGGGTATTCTTCTCCATCCTTATCTTTGTATGTATCTTTTGAATAATTTATTCCCTTACCTATAATTCTATTACTATGAGTATCTGAAATTGGTGCTCCCCTGTCCATCCATATAGGAAGAACTTTATAGAGTTCATCAACAACTGTAATTTCACCCTGCTTGTCTTTTATCTGAACTGTTAGATATCCCTCAAAGAATCTTTCATCTCCATGAATAGGCTGCATATTCTTCGTTACCAGTCTATTGAAAAACAGATCATTTACCATGTTAATCATTAACCATTACTATATATAAATATTAAAAAAAAAGAGGGGTTAACCTATTTCTTTGCTTTTGTTATAGCGAAGTCTGCTGCGAATCCTGTTACTAGACCTATAAGAACTACCCCAGATTCAGTCAGACCTTCGACAATTATGTTTTGAGATAATGCCAAAGCTGCAAATGTTGCTATGATAACTGATCCTGCTAGTTTCTTTGCACTATAAGGTTCTTTACTGTGTAAATAACCCCTTAGCGTATTTAGCCCAGCTCCAATAATTGAAGCGACTGCTACTAATACTAATGCTTCTACCATAACAAGACCACTCTAATCCTGTATTTAAGTATTTATGTCAATAATAGGAATGAGTCTGTCAGTTCTTTTACCCAATCACATTTTTTCTTATTTTTTGCTTTTACCATTTTTACCCCACTCTGATACTTCCTTAGATATAGATAGACCTGTTACAAATATAGCAGAGATAAAAGCAATAACAATAGACATATCAAAAGTTAATCCTATATCATAAATTGATTCAGCAACATTACCACCTACTAAAGGAGAGAAAAACGATATACCGAAATTTCCACCTATCCTAGCAGTGGGTTTTAGCATTGTCATATAATTAAATTATATGGAACGTATATAAATTTACTTGTGTGGTCTAAGGAATTTTTCCTTAATCATGCCTAATATTGAGTGGGGGTTCATTAAGACCATCGCTGCAAACTCTGCATCTCCATTTGCGTGACCTACAAACTTACCACAGCTATAACAGACATATACTTCATGCCTACCATCACTATAACCGTATAACTTCTTACCACACTTACATTTCCTCATAAACTGAATTAGAAACGTTAATTAATAAGTATTTTGTATACCATATATGGCTACATCATTTTATGTGTATGACACATTAAAGGAGTACAAGCTGAGATATGGCGATAAAGCAAAATTAGAGATGTTTCAGACAAAAATAAAAGATATGTATGTTACTGAAGATAAAAAATTATGGGTTGTGACAAATTTTACAGAAGAAGCAGCAAAACCACAATTAAACAGGTCTATAGTTCATTTTTATGCAGGAGAAGTTGCATACTATAAAAAAGGTGATGAACAACTAATAGTAGATGGTAAAATAGCATATAACGCTAATGATGAAATAATAGAAATATTTCCAAGAAAATTAAGAAAACCAGTTTTATTCTTTAGGGTTGGAAGATTTTATGGTGATAAGCCAAATAAGACAGCAAAAATAAATTACAAGTACAGATATTACGATTTTACATCAAATAGGATAAATTTAATCTTAAAGTAACTATCTTCTAGTACTTGATGGATTTGACATTAATGCTTTCCAATCTTTACCTAATTTCTTCTTCATACTAAGCCAAAATGGATCAACATTAAACATACCACCCTTTTTGTTATATTCCTTTGTTACGTTAGCTATTCTTCTGTGGCATCCCCTACAAAATCTTGCATTAATCTGTTCTATGCCAAATTTATGTTTACCACAAAAAAAACATAATCCATACATCTTATCAGCTATTTTAACCAGTAAAGGTTCTCTACCACGTTTTCCAGCACATTCTCCACAAATATCAGCGATAGTTGCAGCAGCAGCATCTTTTTTGAAGCAATTAAGACAAATTGCTTCTTTATAGTTATCTACGTGCGTATATTCGTTATCTTGATGAGTTTTCCAGAGCTTTTTACCAATAGCAAGCCCACCATCATCAACATTGAGTTTTGTAGCCATTACTTATGTGCCAACAACATTTTCTTTAATGCGTTTTCTAATATGATATACATATTATTTAAAGTGTATTTATCATGTGAATTTTCATGTACAACAACTCCTATCCTATTCCAAGTCTCTATAAGTGTTTTTGCTAGTTCAATACGCTCGGAATCTATCTTTTCAACAACTCTAGGCTTTGATTCCTTAACTACCTTAGGTTCTGCTGCCTTGTATACATCTACTTCCTTTACGTTAATCTTTATAGTAGCCTTTTCTTTCGGTTTCGTTTCCTCTTTTTTAATAATAAACTTTTTGGGCTCATTCTTCTTTACCATCTTCCCACCTCCTTACACTATCAAACTCATTCTTAACTAATTCTCTGGCACTTCTTACTGTCATCGCTGCATTCTTACGCAGTTCGCTTACAGTCTTTGATTTTGTCCAGCCAAAATCAACTGCCGTTTGCAGAGTATTTTTGACAATTTCGTAGTTCTTGGGATTAATACCGTCAGGAAATGACTTCCTACTAAGAGAAGTTCCACTTCCACTTGAAGGATGTCCTTGTCCAATTCCACCCACATCTGTAGGCAGTCTACTGCTTGGTTCCCCTTCGAAATCCTGTGTGTCTTCCTCAGGTGCTGCTGTTCCCCTACCTCTACCTTGTTTTTGCTCTGCACCCATCTGCAACATATCTTTTGCATTAAATGCCGTATCTTTCGATACCTTGAATTCGCCAGTATGAGTTCGTGTAATATCAAATCCCATCGCTTGTAATGCTTGCATATTCTGGATTTCAACTCCTTGTATTTGCAAGTCTCTAAGGTGATCAGTTTCCTCACCAGTCTTCAATCTTAATTCCCAATCATCTATGTTCAATAATGCTGCTATCTTTCTAAAGAATGACTTCATGAGGATGTCTTGACCCCATTTGATTGCTCTATTCGTTATAGTAACTTGCAAACCCTCCTGTGACCAACCAGAAGGAAGTTCACCGTAATAGAGGGGTAAAACACCATATATAGCACCAATGATCATCCTTAATTCCTTTCTTATTGCAATAAATTCTAATTCCTTCAATGAACCAGTAAAGTCTAGCCATTGTGCCATATTCTTGCTTCCCTTGTCACTTTCAACCAATAACGGATGAATCATGTAGGGGTCTTCTTGTGCTTTCTGCTCAAGAACGTCCATTGACTTTCTAAACGTTTCGTAGTTCCTTGATGCTATTACTAGTAATCCTCGTGGTGGTCTCATCTTGTCAAAGTACTTTCTTATGTATTCGTCCATGTGTGATAAGGACATTGCCTTAGACCATATTGAATAGATTGGTGAATAGCCGTATATAAGACTTGGTTTGTACTTTCCTGCTTTCCAGATAAGTTCACCCTCACCATATATAACTCTCTTAGGCTGTGGTATTCCTATGGAGTATACAGAGTTAACTTCTGCTACTGCTTTAAGGGCTTCTGCTCCACATCTTTCACATACAGGTTCTGATAGTCTTCTGTCTCTGTGTTCAAACTTTGGGCATACAAATATTGGGTTTCTTTTATCATCATATCCTATTCTTCCATCAGAGTCAGCAATCATTGCTACCTGTGGTGGATCTACTCTAAGGAACTCTTTTATTTCTGTCCTGTCAGGATCTATCCTATTACTTGCATCGTCTATATAATAATTTTTTAATACTAAAAGATAAGCGTTGTCGGCAATCTCGAGATCTCTTTCCAACTGCCTTGCTACATCTTCTAGGTTTTGATCGTTACCATTAACTGGTGTATTTAATAATTCTTCTAATTTTGACCTATGTTCTGGAATAGGTCTTTTAAGGTCATTAGAACCACAAGTATCACATTGTAATTCTGCCTGTTTTGCTTGTTTCTTAATATCACCTTTCTTTTTGGGTAATGCATTAAATGGCTCTGCATCATCATTACTTTCAAATGGCTGATCATCAGGTTTATCTCCTACTGCTGGTTCGTATTGAAACTCCTTTGAGCAGTTGGCACATTTATACTTCCATTTCTCCACTACTTCAAATCCATTCTTAAACATCTCTCTGTTTAGTGTTTCTATTGGTATTCTTAATGCATCTATGTTATCTGCCAACTCATAAATCATTATAAGTGGGAATGGGAATATTGGAAGTTTGGCACCAGTATCAGTGCTCATATAAGGTTGTGCTATGCTTGGTCTTGTTGTGGTTTCAGTATATGCTTTATTTGCAGTTCCTAACCTGAAAACACCTTTAATTGTATCTACAAATCCCATATTTTCAGTTAATTTGGTACTTTATAAACTTTGTCAGGTTCTGTAACGATTTTGTTACGTTTTTGTTTACGAACCACCGTCTAGTGAGGTATTTTCTTATCACGCTAGCACCAACATACCAGAATGATATAGTAAGCATTCCTAATGGTTCACCACTCTCTATGGTATCAATGTAATGGGGTAGTATGGTATAATTTAAGCAAGTTGCCACTCCACAGGCTATTGATGTGTCAACTACTACCTCCACGATTGTTTTTTTCCTTGAATCTTTCTTCATATTAAAAATATAGACATACTTAATATAAACCTTACCCTTTTAGTAATTAAGCCTAATGGTGTGAGCTTGCATACCTGAGTAGATTCATACGAAAGGGAGGACTGAAGTTGCGACTCAGTTAGGCTTTTATAAACATTATATAATGGTAGATGCATCAATAATCATGATGGAAGAACAAAAAGATGAAGATGCAGCAGGAGAAGCCTGTGAATTTGCTTTATTAAGTATTAGAAATAAGATTGTGCCACCGATTAGTGCTATTAACTCCCAAGATACTTTAGAGGTCTTTTTAGGTACCCTTTCAGGTATTATAGCAGGATGGGGTATGGTGTTAGAAAAGAAGGATAAAAAACTATACAAAAAACTTTTAACTGCGTTGGAGCAAATGTCACTTAGATATGGTGGAGTTAGAGGTAGAGGATTACAATGAGCTTTTCGACTGGTTTACCCTTATTATGGGAAGAAACCCCCAAAATATCACATCACAGGCAAAGAGTACATTCTGGAAGTTAAAATTCCTTTCTGACGATAAGATAAAAGAAGAGGGATATGATGAAGATGAGGATGAATCAACATGACTAGGTTTTACTGCACTACCTGTTGTAAGATATTTGAAGATAAGGATATAAAGTGGTGGAATAACTCCCAAGTCTGCGAAAGATGTTACCAGAAGTATCTTAAATACCAAAAAAACGATACAGGATACCCTAAAAATAGGGGATAAGACCACAACTTTTATAAATGACTATATTGTAGGTGTTTTATGGATTACGAAAAATTTGGCATTTGCATAACAGTGATCATAGTTGGATGTCTAATGGGTGCTGCTGGAATAGCATCAGGAGAATTTGGCATAGAACTAGCACAAGGAGATCATAAAATTCCATTTCCAACATCATCAACAAAGACAGATAACGCTTACTTTGAATGGTGTTATAAAATGAAAATAGACTGTAGTTAGTTTAAGTGTCATGAATATTACTTGTATCAGAAACGCCCCTGACTTGTATTTATAAAAGGTTTAAAAATTGCTTTTTGGCTATAAGCACTTGAACGTCTAAAATTGATTTCTGAATACTGTGGAAATGTTCCCTAATATATATGTTTGTATTGAATATCATGTAAAAAAATAGGGAGAATTTAAGCGATCTGTTATTGATCGGTTAAATATCCTTTTTGGTAGGATCGTAGTCTATGAAGCCTATTTTACCTAGATAGTTAGCTTCAATTCTATGATCGCTTTTTAGCTCTTCAAGTGCCTTATTGCTTAACCTTACGAATAAAGGTAAGTTTAAGACAGTTTTATCGGTAATTAAGCCTGTTTTCTTATCTGCATTTTTTACATAGTGGCTATTACCAAATAGAGCTTTTACAGCGAATTTCATAAAAGGTATCATTATACTAATACCTTGATCCTCGTTTTCAGCTTGCTCTATTGCTTCTTGAGCTATTTTGTCTTTTTGTTCTTTTGTTAAAGTCATGTTCTTATTTGCCTTCAAACGTATTATACATATATGTGTTTGCATTTGCATACATTTATATTAGGTATTCACACACTATAAGCTGACGTATCAATCCCAGCGATCCAAACAGTTATATTACCGAAAGGCTTATAAGCATTTGTGCACGGATCGGAACGTTTATATTAGGTATAATACATACCCATTCGGAACGTTTATATTAGGGTAGGCTATTTCAGGTGGTAATATATATGTTGCGATCAGGATAACATTTATATTAGGGCTTAATGTTTCGTTCATGTTGTATCAAAAAAATGTTATACAAAGGTTTATATTAGGTAGCAAACCACTTAATAAGCTTAGTTCTATTAAACAAACAATAAGATTATATACCAATTACTTAAACAATACTGTTATTTATAGTGTTAGTTATGCTTATATTATAGTAGTAAATGAACAGCGATCAAGTGCGATCACGGAAACATTTAAATTACGGAAAAAAACACAAAAAAGTTTTGAACGAATCACGAAAAATGCGATCAGCGATACATTTAAATTAGGGATTTGTGATTTTTTGCCCATGATGTCCGAAAATACTGATCAGAATTACGCCTTTATTGGTATTAATAATACTAATGATGGTTATCTCTATCAAGTTAAAAGTAAATCTGATAATGACATAGTATATACTATTGTTGTCAAGATAGTAGATGATGACCATATCAATACAGATACTAGTATAGATATTGAATGTGAATGTTTGGGCTATAAACATAGAGAAAGGTGTTGGCATATAGATAAGATAAGGGGAGTGATAGAGCATAATTCTTATTGTATAATGTGCCTAACACCTTTTCTCGATATAGTATTAAAGAACGCTGATTATACAGATAATACTATTGAATCAGTTAATGCTTATGATCAAGATGGTAAGAAGATATTAATTAATAAGGCAGGTAGTATGATGATACATAATGACTGTGTTATATATCTAGGGGAATTTGAATCATTAGGAGAAGATATTAGTAATAAAATCCAAGAGATTTATAAATCATTCTATAATAAAGACATAGAAAATTCCAAAGATTTATATGTGGATAACAAAAAAAGCGTGAGTGAGAAAAATGAATGACAAAATTAGAGTAATGAATCAAACAGCAACATTACAAATACCCAATACCATAACAGGTAGTAAGGACATGAAGATAGAAATAAAGGTTGATGATAAATCAACAGTTCAATCTATCCTAGAACAAATAGATGATAAGGCATTACGCACTAAACTATTTGATAGTCGTGGTGATCCTAACAAGTTCCTATCTGTTATGCTGAATGGTAAGAGTATAGCTTTCCAAAATGGTATGGAAACTGTCGTTAAGGGTAGCGATCAGCTATACGTTTTACCTGTTGTAAGTGGGGGATCAATATGATCCCTTACATTTTTTCTATGACTAATGTAATGGCGAAGCCATTAAAGAGATGGATATGGAATAATATTATTGATACTAAATTAGGTTGGCATAATGATATACAATGTGTGATAGATGAGATAGATATTGATGAGTTAATGAATGAAAGAGCTGAAGAATATAATACAGGATTACAGGAGTGTTATGACTTATGACAGATGATTATTATATACCTGATGTAAAGAAGCCTAAGGATATATCTAATGATGTTGGTAAATATACAGGAGCTTTGAAAGAGTTTATTGATAGTGAAGATGGATCAATCAAGGTTAAGTTAGAGCATGATGTTATAGTAGAAAGGGTAGCTAATACTATCTATACTTCATGGTTGTCAGGCATAAGAGAATTATTAACTAATGAATTAAAGGCTTGTAAATTAGCTAGGGATAACTTCAATGCTAATCCTTACATGGTAATAACAATCAATCCTGTTGAAAGAAAATTAATTATACAAGGCTATGATTCATTAGGTATAACTGCTGAACGATTCGGTAAGATAGTAGCATGGCTAGGTCGATCACATAATAAAGATAGGAATAGTATTGGTATGTTTGGCATGGGTATTGAAGCTTATACTACATTAAGTAGCACGTTAAAGATAGAATCTAATCCAAGAGAATCGCCTGAAAACTTTACAGTATTAGGTAGAGATGGTAAGACATGGCTACCATTAGAAGAAGCAACTAACATACCTTATGGTTGTAAATTAACTATGGTATTGAATAAAGATTTAGGCGATACTAAATTCTATAAACAATTAATAGAAAGAGTTAAAGATGTAGTATCATTACATGGTATTCCTACTACCATACATTTAGAAGATGAAGTTGATGATGATGATGATTATAGTATTGGCAACCATGAAGTAGAGTTATTAGATAAAGAAAGATATATGTTAAGACTAATAGATAGGGCTAATGAAAGAGAAAGATATTCTTATACTAATATAGATCATTCAACAACTAAGACATTACATATAGATAATGATACTTATGATATTACTATTCTGTTTGCTAACAATAGTAATAGTAATGCTGATGTTAATGATGATTGTCATTTCTTTACTACGTTAATAGATGTTCCAATTAACAATGAATATAATAAGGGTAGCACTATTTCTAGTAAGATAAATGATCTTGAGCTTAATGGATTACTGTCTAGGTTTCCTAACTTCACAGGTATGTTAATCAACCTTAAAGATGAATCAATCTATCCACCTGTTGCTAGTAGAGATAGTCTTAAAGATGGTTGGCTAACTGATGAGATGTTAAGAGATAGTTATGATTTAGTTTGTGAATGGTATGATGAGAATAGAATTAATAAGTTAGATGAGTTATTTAATATGACTTCACAGGATATTAATACATGGCATTGGTTGTATCAATATTCAGAAGATAGGAATGATGATGATGATGAAGATAAAAAACAATTAAAAGAATGTATTGATTTAAGATTTAATATCTATAAGGATAACAGAAAGAAGTATGATCACATAACATTCTTAGAGTTATTAACTCAATCATCTAGTCATGCTATTAATTATGATCATGTATTTTATATGTCTAACTTTTATAGGGATAAGATAGTTGGTATTGATGAGGAGCTAGGGGAAACCTGCACTTATATAAGATTAGCCTATAAAGATACTGATAAATATGTTGATACATTAAACTATCTAGTTGAGAAGATGAATAAGTTATGTGATAAAGATGATATGTATTTCTATGATACTGTTAGTTGGTTAAAGAATAGAAAGGTTAAGATAAAGATAAGACGAGTAGCTAGACCGAAAGGTAGTATAGTATGGCATTACAATAAGCTTAGCAACTATTCTTATGATGAAACACAGGTCAGCTCTAGTATATATTATGATAAGAATAGACATGATGATTATAGTATGAAGGATATAATAGCAAAAAAAAAGATCAGGCTACAGCTTACAGAAAAGAGATGGGGGAAACACAGATTGTCTATTGCTGATATAGTAGGTTTGTTAAATCAAATACCAACAGATATAATGTTTTGTAAAGCAGATACAGATTTAAATGCTAACTCGGTTGATGATTATATTAAAGGTGTGATGAATAGGAATGTCTTTACAAGTCAGGGTAATTATAAGATGAATGAATTGTTAGATAAGTTTAGAGATACAGATGAGCTTGAAGTTAAGTTAGTTTATTATCCTTATTCTGATGTGATTAATGAGAAATGTTTTGGCACTAACAAGAAACAATTATACATATGTGCTAAGAATAATGATGAGTTAATTGGATTAGGATTAGCATTTATAACTGATGGATATATACATGACAAGGATTGGACTATTAACTATAATGATAAGGACATAATAGAGATAGATAGATATGGTAGTGATTCTGTTAATATAGATGAGAAGATGAAAGTATTAATACCTGATGAAGTGATAGAGTTATTAAGTAGTAATAGGTTTATATCAAGATGGAAAAATGCTGAGCATAAAGGTTGTATGATATTAGCATTGGTTGATCTACATAGATCAATACCAAGTAAATTCTTTAATGATGTAGCTAGGTCATTAACTTATGCTAATACATTCAAGGAGTTAAGTGATGAAGTTAAAAGAGTAAAGGAGTTATACCATGCCTAAGATATTAGATTGTAATGATAATCATCTAACTATAATGAATGATGATGGTAAGATTGAGATGGTATCTAATGATGAATACTATCATCTTAAATATGATCCTGCTAACATAGATAAAAGAGATAATGATAATAGAATCTTTCACTTCTATACTAGGACACAAAAGATACAGGAAACATACAATGATAAAATATTTAATCTTATGTTTAGTGGTGTGATACTACAAACAAGACAAGAAGAAGCTAATAAGATATGTCAGTTCATAAACAATGATGATTGTGCTTCCTTTATGAAATACTGTGGGGATAAGTATCAAGTTATTAACTGTAAAGAATTACTAATGAAACTGTTGTTTGCTTATGCAGATAGATTAAAGTTTAGGAAACGTGGCATAGTAATTGATGATAACTTTATGGTAGGCTATGATGGTGGAGCTCATTATAAGAAAGGTAAAGGTTGGCATAGCTTATGTCTTGTAGTTGATGGCTACATAAGAGATAAGTTAATTGATACTGCTGTTGGAGCTATAAGAATGTCAAGACTACTACAAACTATCATGGTTAAGATAGGTTTCTGTCTTAAACCTAACATAAAAGATAGAGTATTCATGAATCAATTACCTGCTGATTTAAAGAGATGTATAACAGATGAAGTTAAACAAAAGGATAGAGAATTAAGAAAGAAACAGAAAGAAGCAGAAGCATTACTTAAACAATCAAGATTAGATGATGAGATGTATGGTGTATAGATATGTATGTTAAATCAAAAGATGTTCAAAGAATAAGATATAATAACATAGGTGTGATTGAAATACTTAGAACATTCTTACCTAAATCTTTACCAACAGATTATGATATAGGATATAATAAATTTGTTATAATGATTAAGAAACTAGAAGAATCTGATAATATATTATTATATGGTCTTGATAGAAAAGATGATTGGAGTAAATGATATGAATAAACAAGAGAAGATTATATTTGAAAACAAAAAGAAAAAATTAATTGAGCTTGGATTCTTTCTTGATCCTAATTTAAATAAAGAAGATTGGCATATATATAATTGGAAAGCAGGTGGTTGGAATAATAAAGATAACAAATGGGTTAATCCTGCTAGACTATTAAATAAAATTTATCCTGTTGTTAATGATAGGCTAGAATATATGTGGCTACACATGAATTATTATATTGCTACCAAGACAGATGTAGATAGACAATGCCATGCTTGTCATGGAACATTAAGTCGTAAGCGTATTGAAGTTAATGATTTAATAGTAAGGAATGGTAAGGGAGCTAACTTCAATAGTTATCATGTGCCATGTGCTATTAATATAATAGTAGAGATGATAGATACATTAATAACTATACCAAAAAGAAATGCTTTACTTGATGACATACTAAAGGAACAAGAGATGAGAAAACAATGACAGATATAATAATAATAGGAGATGAGAATAATAAAATTAAAAAGAAAATAAATAAATTATTAAAAGAAAAACAATTAGACAAACACTTTAAGGTTAAGGATAATGATAGATAAGATAGGGTTTAAACTATGGTGGTGGGAACAACAAGCTAAAGAAGAATTAGAAAAAATAAAAAGCGATCGGCGAAAGATTTATATTCCGAAAAAAAAATGTGAGGAAAATGAATAAAAATTTAATTGAAACAATCATTCGATCTTATTATGATAATGATAAAGATAAATTAAATTTCTTTATACCATTAGTTCAGAATAAAATAAAAACATTAAAGGAAGCTAATACAATAGCAGGAACATTAAGTAAGACAAGTAAAATGCCATGCCGATCATATGGTATAACAGCTAAGGCTTGTCAAACAGGAGAAGTAATGAAGCAATTAAATAAACAGAAATTAAATATTACTTGTCAGCATGATGTTGAAGTGGCATTGTTAGATGGTAAGCTCATACCTACCTGTGCCTTATGCTATTGTGATGACAATGGTAATTATAATTATCCTAGTGTTAAGAGTGCATTGAATAGAAGATTGATATCTATTACTGATCCATTATGGATAGAAGCATTAGTATATATGATTAACAATGAACAGAAGAAAGGCTATGATTATTTTAGGTGGCATGATAGTGGAGATATACAAAGCTTACAACATTTAGAACAGATAGTGGTAGCCTGTATTTGTACACCATTTGTTCGCCATTGGTTGCCTACGCTAGAAGCAGGTAGTCATATAGCTACATTCGTTCAGAAATATGGTAGTATAGATAAGATATCTAATCTTGTTGTAAGGGCTTCAACGCCATTCATTAATGCTAGACCAATGCCAAATAAAAATGTTGGTGTTAGGTCTAGTGTAGTTATTGCAGATGAAAGAACATTAAGAAAAGAGATGGTAGAGTTTATGAATGATAATATATGTCCAGCTAAGTTAGGAGATGGTACGTGTGGAGATTGTAGAAAGTGTTGGGATAAAGATATAGATGTAATAAGTTATCCATTGAAATTAAGTGGATATATGTTAGGGGTTAAGGGGTTGGTATTACAATGATGACAGTAGATGAAGCTTATGAGAAAGATGAGAAACAACCTAGACCAAAAGGATCACCTACATGGTATGATATTAGAGAACAACAAGAAGAACAAGTTAAGAATGGATTAGCTAGTATATTATTGTCTAGGGGTATGACAGGAGAACAAAGGTTAAAATCATTAGAAGGATTGGCTATGATATACATTAACATACCTGATGATGATGATGTAAAGAGTGTTATTGATGGGTTTGCTAATCATATATGTCATGAGTGTGGAGAAATATGCACAGAAAGTGTAGATGAAGAACATGATGATACATATATTATCTGTGGTGGTGGTAGTAGATTAGTGTTTAAAGATGAATCTAAAGGAGTTGGTAATAGTATAGATGAATTTCATAATAATCTAACATACACAAAATCTAACAACTGTAAGAATAAAGGCGAAGAAAGTATGGGTATCACATTAATAGTGGAGAAGTTAAAGAATGGCTAATCGTGTTAAGGATTATCATTGGGTTAATTGTGGTGGTTGTGGTAGATTTGTTAGTTGGATTAACCCTGATGAATGTAAGAAGTGTGAGGATTGGGGAGTATAATGCCTAGTATATATTGTAATGATTGTGGTGGAGAAATTAATGTGAATATAGATTATGGTTTAAATCCTATTGATGATATGATTAATAAATTAAAACAAATGGGTTATGTTGTATTCAAGAAAAAGGTGGTAAAAAATGCTTAAAGGACAGATTAAGGAAAAGAGTATTCCATTTGCATACATGGATTATGAGCAAGTTAATCCTGCTAACATTGTAAATTGGGGAGATTATATCGATAACAGGGGGGAGAAAAAAGAAATAACAGATTTGATATTAACAGGTAAGCATAATGTTTTATTAGAGGGAGAAAAAGGAACAGGTAAAACATTATTAGTATATGATATATGCAGAAAAAATAACATACCTTTATTTGAAATGAGTTGTGGAGCTGGTATGAATAAGGGAGATATAATAGGTCGCCCACAAATAGACAATGATGGATCATATTTTGAGATGGGATTTCTTCCTAAAGCATTTGAGTTAGCAAACCATTGGAAGAATTTAGTATTCTATCTTGATGAGTTTAATGTATTACCACATGATGAGCAGATAAGGTTTAATAAACCACTAGATAAAAGACGTTCAGTATATGCAAATGGTAGAGAATTTAGATTAGATGATGGTGTAAAGATAACATTCGTAGCAACAATCAATCCTATTAATTATGGTGGTGTTAATACTCTAACAGAATCAATTAGGTCTAGGTTTATAGGAAAGGTATTACCATATCCCTCGACAACTGAATTGCTTAAGTTAATAGATTGGTCAGATATACCTGATGAAACTAGGGATTGCCTACTAACACTATGTCAGCAGATAGTTGGGTTAAGGAATAAAGGTCAGGTTGATTATATATTCTCTCCAAGAGATATAGACCAATTTTGTGATGTATATAGAACATATATATCTACATGGAAGTTAGAAGATGTGTTAAACAATGTGATACTAATCAAGTATAGTGATTCACAGGAAAGAGAACAGGTAAGGATAAGAATAAATGAAACGTTTGGAGTGAATATATGATGAGATGTAAAGAATGTGGGAATGTATTTAAAAAACCAAATCAAAACCCTAATACTAGAAGATGTTGGAGTGAATTTAATATGTGTGTTACGTGTGCGACTATTAAATACCCTGAAAAGTTTGCTAAAAGGGATAGATTATCAACACTAGCTAAAGCAGGTGTATATAAATCCCCAAAAAAGAAAATCAGAAAAGATGGTAGACATATAGTTCATAGGGTGGGTGGTGTAGAATAATGCAACTACAACAAAGCAGTAATTGGAATATAGATGAGTTTGAATTAGTGAACAGTTGGCATTACTGTAAAGCTGATATGCTAGAGGGTGTGCCTATGCACCTATGTGAGTATGATGGAAAGAAAAGGATTCATTCCAAAGCAAAGGGATTTAGATTTGAATTGTTTGATGTTAAGAACAATCCTCTTATCATGGAATGTTGGTTTGAGAATACGACAGGTAAGGCTAAGGCTTCAGGAGCTAAGGCTATGTTAAAGATATACATGAGGAAAGATAGAAATGAAGTGTAAGAGATGTGGATCAAAAGATGTGGTGTCAGGAGAAACCAAAGGATTTAGAACATATATCTGTGATGATTGTGATTATGAATGGTATGTAAAAAAACGAGGAAGTAATGACTAGGGATAGAGAATTAGTATCTGACACAGAAAGGAATAGGGCATTAATTGATATAATAGAAAATATAAAAAACTGTAATATAAAATTAACAACAGGACAAGATAGTTCTGTTAAGGAAACAGGTAAAATAGATAACATAGTTAGTCAATATATTATAAAATTAGCTAGCCCTGCAATAAAAGGAATTGAATCATTTACAGCATTAAACCATGAGTGTTGGCATATATTATTTGATAGTCAATTTAGAATAATACATAATATTCTTGGGAGTTGGACTGACAATAGAAATGAAAGAAATAAATTTACTTATTATAAATTTACTCTTAACCTATTAGAAGATACAAGGATAGAATCATTGGGTGGAAAGATATGGTTAGGAACAGGTAAAAGATTTTTAAAGATGAGGAAAAAACGAGGAGAATATATATTTGTAGATGAGAAAATACATAAAGAAAAATGGGAGTGGAAACCAACTAAAGATTCTCCACCTAATGTAATGCTTATGATAAGATTTATGCAAGGAGATAAATGGAAGAAAAATAAATACTACAATGCAATGAAACAAGCATTAGAAGATGTTGAACTAACAGGTAAGTTTGGTAGCATTAAAGTAATGCTAAAAATAAAACCATTGTTAGATGAATGGTGGGAAGATAATATTCTTGATGACCATAAAAATATACCTCGACAGATGTTTGTTACTGACCAAACTAAAGATTGGATGGGAGATGAAGCCACCCCAGAAAATGTAAATGACTTACAGGATAACATATCTGATGATTTAGAAGAAGAAATTAAGAAAGAAAAGGAAAATGGTAAAGATATCATTAAAGAAATAAATGATAAGTTAAGTGATTCCAACCGAACAGATGATAATGATGATGTTAGTTATGTTAGATATGTAGATAGACCTGAAGCTGAAGCAACATATAATGAAAGAATATCTAATTCAATGAGAAAATTATTTAGAAAACTCTCCATGATACCAAGAGAAAGAATAAACGATCAGGGTAATGAGATAGATATAGAATCATTTATTATGAATAAAATAGAGATGAAGAATTTAAACGAGTGTTTGATAGACAAAAAATTAGAAAGGGGTATTTGTTTGTTACTAAGTGTAGATGTATCAGCTTCAATGCAGGGAAGAAAAATAAGTACAGCAAGGAATCTTGTTGGAACATTATTTAAATCGGTTGAGGGGTTAAATAATGTTGATATAAAGGCTCAAACTTGGTCATCAAATAGTGAGGGAAAAATAACAATAGAAGAGATAGAAGATTATGATGATGTTAAGAGTGTGAATTGTGGATATGGTGGGGAAACGCCTACACATTTAGCAATAGACTATGCAGTAAGAACAGCTAAAAGAATGAGGGGAGAAAAGAAATTAATAATCATATTAACAGATGGACACCCACAATATCATAAAAACAACTATAGATTCTATCTTAAACAACTGATAACAATGACACAGAAATCATTACAGAGGGCATTAAAACACACACCTAATATAATGTGTATTCATATAGGAGAAAAGAGTGAGATACCACTAATGCGAGAGATATTTGGCTCAAGATTCATACATACAAATGGTGTTAATGAAGCTTCCGAAAGAATTATAAAGGAGTTCAAATCATTGGTAATAAGGACGATGTTAAAATGACATTAAATGATAGAGAGAAATTTATATTACATTTGGTAGCCCTAATGACAATGCAACATTTTGGTATGTTTGAAGATGCTAAGGGATTACATGAATTGGTTAGAAAAAATAGGTGTAGACAACTAACCAGAGATGATATTAAAAAATTATTTGATGAGATACAAGAAGAAATGTTAGTAGGTAAGACTATTTATGAGATTGTTGATTTTGGTATCTCTGGATTTGATAAAGAAGATGGTAGATAATGGTATTCTGTCATATTTGTTTAAAATTTCAAAATGGAAACCTAGCTAGTAGGGAAAAAGAAAAATTAAATGCTAGGTCAGTAAGTAAGTTAGAACAACCAAACTTTCTTAATTTCGATAGACTTATATTATGTACAGATTGCTGGAAGAATGTTAAGAAGATGGAAGTTCATAAGGCTAAAGCTGAGAGTTGTAGAGGGAAATTTTTTTAATGTGTAATGGACATTGCCCTACGTTTGAAAGAATGTTTGAAGCACACCACTACTGTCAAGCTTGTAGAAGGTTTATAGGAGAAACAAATCTTTACAGGGAAGAAAGAACTGATGGTAGATTGCGTTGCTCATGCTGTCATGGTTTGGTAAGAAACAAAGTAAGATTCTATACTAAGCAATCGACCACTCTGCCCACTGTAGATTAAATATCACGTCTTCTTCCATTTGTTCATCCATATTATCTGATTCGTCTATTACAGTGAAACAATGATGGAATACTTCATGGTTTATTGTCTTAATAACGTCTTCCATAGTTTCATGCATGGGTAGGAATATTAAACACCTATTAGTTTCCTCAAAATATATGCCCCTATTATCAGCGTGTTGGACTTTAAAATCCACCGATAGATTACCACCTTTTAAACTCATACTATATATAGGTAATTATTAACCGATTTAAATTTTTCCAAAGAAACACTTAAATTAGGGTATTATATATGATTATTATGCCTGACAAAAAGAAGCCTGAAGTGCCTATGATACCCTTAGATTTGTACACCAAATTAGAACAAAAATACAATTTTTTGCTAGAGCAGTTTACGACTTTAGGTGCCGATTTAATAACTTTTGCTAAGACAAATAGGATAGTGAGGGAAAATGTCGGAAAAAAATGATAAAGAAGAAGAGAAAAAAGACGATGTTCCTGAACCACGATGGAATGTCATAAATGAGTTGTATAATGGGTTTGATAAGGTATTAGGGGAAAGAGATGAAGATGAAAAATTAACATTTTTTGAAATACAGGCTTCAATCATGATGTTAAGCGAAAAAGTTAATCAAGAGAAAATGAATTTGTATATGCAGTATATGAAAGACGAACATAGCCCAAAATTACCTGAAAGTATGTATAGATAAGTTATGTCATTAGAAGAAAGAATTGAAGCTCTTGAAAGTGAAGTATTTGGGAGTAAGAATGGCGACTGTTCTGAATGTGGTAGAGAATTAGATGATAATGGTTATTGTTCTTATCCATGCCCAAACTGCGATTGATCCAATCCAGCATCAAGAAAAGCAACCCTAATCTCTTCTTCACTTGTTTTATTCACTTTTTCTTTCCATAGCGTAGGACACTCATAAAACCACAAATCAACGACTTTACAATCATTCCATTCAAGCATTTTCTTCTGAACTGTATCTCTGACTTGTTTCATCGTTCCTACATGGGTTTTGTCTTGAACTCTAATGACTATTGTGGGATTTGCGTATTGAAAGACAACAATGTCCAAAGTCTCCTTTTTCTGCCTATCCGATAATGAGCCAAAAAACTCCTCATTCATTAAATTCTTAAAGGGGAATTGTATCTGTATATCTGCTGAGGGAAATATTTTTTTTAGAATGGCTAAAGCCGATTTCTCTCCCTTACCAATAAACCTATCATCAATCTGTCTCATAATCTCTAACCATAACATTCCATATTCGGTTCTTGCCTTTTACATTGATTGATAGAACTTTTAAATGTTTCTTATTTAATAGGAAGTCCTTTATACCATTCTCATCAGCCCAACTGTTAGTTTTTATCTGTATTAATACTATATTGCCATCATCATCGAAGCAAATTCCATCAAATAAATTCCATAAATCTATAACTCTATACCATTCTCCCTGCGTGTATGTTAAATCTGTTCTTTTAGTGTGAGGTTTTAACCAAACGTCATCATAGCCATTTTTTAAGAGCCAGAGAACTGCCTTACGATTACTGAATCGCATACGCTGTCGGTTATGCATATCATTCTAGATTATCCACGCCCTTGTTGTTCAAGAGAAACTCTGCATCAGCCATTGGATGTTCAGGACTATCTACCATTCTAGCGATTCTCTTCTTACCTGACTTCTTAAAGTAAATCCTATATGTACTAGCATGACCTACTATATTCCCACCAATAGGTTTGATAGGATCGCCAAACATTACTGCTGGATCAGATTGAACTTGGTTTGTAAATATAATAGTTGTTCTGAAATAAAATGATATATTTTTGAGATGTGTCATCATTCTTGCTATCTGATTCTGTCTTGCAGCTAGTGTACCACGACCTAAGAACTCTTCCCTGAACTGTCCTACAGCTCCGTCAAGAATAATAACTCTTGGTTTCTTTTCTGCTAGTATAGAAGAAAGACTATTGATTGTTCCCATTAATTGTTCTGTATTAGGGGTATAATAATATGATATTCTTTCCAAGTATTGTAATGCTTCCTCTCTGTCCTCGACATACTCTCTTGCCTTTAGTATTTCTATTATTCTTTGAGGTCTAAATGTATCCTCACAATCTATCCAAATTACATTTTTTTCAGCGTTGATTGCTTCAACTGTTAACGAGTTACAGAATTGTGTCTTTCCAGAGCCGAACTCTCCATAGACTTCATATATTGCTTCAGGTTTAACACCACCACTAATTAATTTATCAATGTCATCACACTTACAAGGTAGTGTGTCATAATTCTCTTGATATTCCAACAACTCTACTGTTCCCATATCTGTTCTTCTGATTAACCCTGCTTCTTCAAGAATCTTTTGTGATTTAAACACCCAATTATCTGCCTTTGATTTTGGAACACCTGTTATTTCTGCAACTTCAGCAGCTCCTCTGATACATATATCTATGATTGATGACACACCAAACTCAGTGAGTTTCTTCTCCGTCATCGCACCAACGCCCTCTAGTTGTGTAACCGAGTAGTCTATTTCAGGAGTCATTAAATGTCTATCATCTCTACCATCATCTTCTGCTAGTTGTGCTTGTGCTTCTATAATTATTTCTGTTTCATCTGCCATGTATTATATAAAGACTACTATAATATTAATGTTATGTTCTGGATCTCATATAAGTGCCATCATCATTAAGTTTTATAATACAATTCGTTTCCCATTGTGAGAAGATTCTCTTCGCATCACGTTGGTCGAAGTTTACTTTGTCCATCTCTCTAAAGAATTTAACCAAGTTTACATGACCATCATTATCCTCACACTCTTCCCACACTTTAAATGCTAACTGTTCTTTGCTTAACTTACTTGGAACACCCTGTAGTTGTGCTTGATAACCTGATGAACCAAAGTCAGGGTTGATTCTTGTGTAAGCATCATCTAACATAACCTTTACAGAATCAACACATTCATCGTCCACCATATCTTTTAAAGAGAGTTTTGCATAAGCAGTTGACAATCTAACCAATGCTTCTAACTGTCTTATGCCAACAACAACATCATCTTTTCTTGCTAAATCTCTTAACTTCTCATAGATTGATATGATTTTCTTTCTTATTGTAGGAGATAACTTAGGCTTTAATGTCTTAACATAATTAAGATATTCTGTTAGTTCTTCCTTTGTATATTTTCTAATGATTTCCTTATTGTTATTCTCAAATGTATCTAACACATGGTTTGCCTTTGCCAAGTCTTCTGCTAGATTAATCTCATCTTTTATTACCCATATCAAATCAAATCTAGACAATAAAGGTGGGGGTATATCTATATTATCTGTAAGTGTTTGTGAAGAATCGAACCTACCATATTTTGGATTAGCTGCAGCTAGAATTGCTGTCTTTGCAGGGAGAGTTAACGTTGTTCCTGCTTTTGCTATAGTAACCTTTTGTTGTTCCATTGCAGGGTGTATTGCTGAACGGTCATCTCTATTCATCTTATCAAACTCATCTATGAATGCTATACCACCACTCATTAATGGTAGTACCCCTGCCATTGCTAGCATCCTACCATCGGATGTTTTAATCATACCTATCGTCAAGCCTGCAGCAGAAGCTCCTCTTCCAGAGGTATACATTGACTTATGTGTTACCTTATCTGCTTCTACTAATAATACTGACTTTGCCATACTAGGATCGCCTGCTAGTAATATGTTAATGTCTGCCCTCTTCTGACCTTCAACACCCCCTGCCATCATGCATAGTATTGATAGTTTGATATTCTTATTACCATATACTTGAGGTACAAATGAATCTACTATACTCTTAATAAAGTCAGGGTTTTTAGCATCGTCTTTTAATTTTTCAAGTTGCTCTGGAGAGGGTAACCTCGGTGATACGTCCTCAAGGTCTTCGAGGGTTAGTATTTCTATTACTATATCATGCTCATTTTTCTTATCATCTACAATAGTTTTGAATATACCTGTTATCCTTTTCTTCTGTCCTACTGCTGAATCTCTCACATTCTTATTGACTAATTTACCTGTCAATATTATCTGATTATTATTCTTAGCATTCTCCATGAGTTCCTGAAGTAGTACTGTCTGCACGTCTCCTGTTTCCATGTTTGAGGTGTCCACCTTTAGTTTTTGTCTTTTACATTTGTAGTTTGTACAAAACATTATGGGTAATTCTCTATTATAATCGCAGGTTAAATGGTCTTCACTGTAACAAGATGGACAGAATACCCTAGCCTTTTTGATGAAAGTCTTAGCAGAATCAGTTGCTATCACTACACAATCAAACTTAACTACAGTGTTCTCATACTTGGAAGATAACTCATGCATTTTAAACATATTATCTACAAGTAGTTTTATCTGCAAGTCCTTAAATGCTTCATCCACATCTATATCACTATGCTTCTCTTTCAATATTCTTAAAACACCACACTTAACATGATCAATAAACTCTTTCACATTATCACACTCCACAAATACATCTGTTAATAGTCCTGCTGGTATAGTGTATGTACTTGTAGGTCTTAGTTGGACTATAACATCTGCGTGTTTTCTCTCACATAATACATCATAGATACTATCTTCCTTTGCTGAAACTGTCATAGTCATATCCTTTGCTCAACCTCTTTCCTAATGATTGTTGAAATCTGTGAGAGTCTTAGTTGTAGTTTCTTAAACTCCTTTGAATTTAATTTTTTTATTTTTTCTCTCCACTTCTGAATATCAGCATAGAATAATGGTAAGGAAGTGTCAACACCCTTTGAAGTAAAACTATCTATACAGCTATTAAAATCATTATGATTTTTAATATACTCTTCAGCAGCTATTGCTACCATTAGACTAAATGAAATATCATTTGGTCTAATCTTATCAAGAGTTTCAAATACTGGTTTAGCGTTTGTTCCAACTGAAATTGTTTTTGTTGATGAATAAAACTTCATGAGATATATTATCTTAAGGATAATATAAACCTACCTGAAAGATGAAAGTTAGTTAAGTTTATTAACGTAACTTAGTTAACTTTGCTTTATTGTTAGAGGTTCTTTGTCAGGAACAGAATGTGAATCATCATTATTTGGTAATATTAATGTTGGTTGTGTGTTTCTTTCAAGGAATTGATTAACAAAAATTTGAACTTTATCTGATGGAACTAATGCTTTCTTCTCATCGCCCTTTGTATTTTTCCATGTAATTTCTATGAACATAGGGTGTATTAAACTACTCTCTATATAAATTATCCTGATTATATATCTATTATATTAAATTCTTTTAAATATTCTAGTCTTTGCCCTAGCCCCACTCTTAAATCTAATAATACCCATTTCTGATTCAAGTAGTCCAGATTCCTCAAGACTTGTAAGATATTCTAATGCTTTTCTTCTTCCTATTTTAAACGTAGTTGCTACCTTACTAGATATAGTTGTCTTGCCTTTTGGTATACTTTCATATATTAATTCTCTAGCTGGCTTTGTTCTGTAGATGTCTTTATCATCTTCTAATGTTATTGTATATTTTTTCTTCATAGGTGTCGCACCTGTGCTTTCATATCTATCTTTGCAATGTGAGGATAAACTATTGTTTCTCCATCAGGTTCTATTATTATTTCAACTAGTCCTATGTCAGGTGTTGTTCCTGCTAAGCCACCCCTAAACAAATGATGGTCAGGATATTTCCAAGCTGGTGTAAGTATGCCATGTGTATTTACAAATTCAATATGAACAAAGTAATGTACATGGCTTCTAATTATAAAGTCAGCTCTTCCAAGTTTGTCATGTTCGAAGTGCATCCCTGCCATTTCCCTAGCAAGTGCAGTTGTTCTGTAAGCAGGACTTTTATTAAATCCTATATGATGTGCAAAGTTAAATATCTTACCATACATTTCTATAAATGCAAAGTCATCAGTCGAACCATGTCCACCATATGCTCTATACTTTACAGCGTTTAATCTATTTGCTAATACTTCTTCGAAGTTAGTAGCATCTAATGTAGTATGATAACCAGAACCTCTTACAAACATTATATCTTTATGAGGTATTTCTTTAGTTAATCTAATAAAGTCATTCATTTGGTCTTCCAAATTAGTTGACCATGTTTGCTGTCCTACTTGCTTTTTATTTGCACCGTCAATAGGCTCTCCATTTACTACAACCAAATCTGGTTTTTGTACTAAGTCATCTATTGAATCAAACCATGCATTCCGTAATGTTTTTTGAGTTCTATTTAATTTAATTATTGTGTCCAGTTCAGAGTTATAAGGCTCGGCTGAACATAATGCTGTAGTAGCACCATCATGAACATCTGTCCACGCAACAATACTCTTTGAACTTTTTGCCATATCAGTTAATATCTCCTTGATAATATAAATCTTTCTGGGTATTTGTAGCCACAACTTCCTTTGATTTTCTTTGTTTTTTCAGAAGTTCTTTATACCTTATTCTATGTTCTGGTGAGTCACTACAGTGGTGAATGCAGGGTTCGCCCAGAGTGTAATCTTTCTTGCAATCATTACAAAATAATTTATTTGTTCTTAGCATACGTTCTGTTCTTTTTTTATACTCCCAACTATTAGGATCTAGTTTCATATCATACCTCTTAAAAAAAATAGATAGGGTTATTGTCCTCTTGGTGGAAACATAGATAGAGCCAACATCATTCTGCCAGTTCCCTCTGCTTCACGTTCGATGACATAACAATCAAGTCCATCTGAAGCATCCTTATCAACACACTTTTCTACTATGTCATTCCAATAATCTGACTTTGCTTGTCCGATGATTGCTTTTCCGAATGAGTGACGTAAACCCTCAGTGGTTTTTATTTCTGCAACTTGTGAACCGACTGACTCAGCATCCTTGACACTGAATCCCTGTATGACGATTTTCTCTCCAGCAGTTAGTGCTTTTGATTGCTCAAAACTGCCTTGTATGTCCGTTACTTTTGATACGTGCATGATAGGTATTATATTAGGGAATATATATAGGTTTTTATCCGAACAGAATACTGAAAATTGATTCGAGGACTTTGAGAATTTGTAATCTTAAATCTAAAGTTTGGTTTTGTTCAGACATTCTATCTCCAACAAAATTATCTGTTGGGTTTTCAATAATATATGAAGCCACTTCTTCTCCACACCTGTAGGCTACATTTCTATTTCCCTCTTGTTGCCAGCCTGTAAATCCACAAGTATTTTCAGGTGGGTTTTCTACTGTAGGTGTCTCCTCTACTATGGGTGTTTCTTCCTCTACTATAATAATCTCAGTTGAAGTTGAGTTTGTAGGTATTACCTCTACCACTTCTGGTTGTGGTTCTTTTATTTCTAGAGTGAATGGAGTTAGACCAAGATCATCTCCATAATTTTTATGTAGTGTGACAGTATAATTACCAGAATTAAATCCAAGCCATGTGGTTCCTTCACTGCGTATAACGTGTTGTCCACCAAGGAGTGGTTCACTATTTATAATCCAATCAGAAGTACTATTAGACACAAACCTTAGGTGGTCAGTGTGGTAAATTGTAGAGTTAGTTGGATGAAAACCTGTATCAGTTATCTCCACTGTATACTCTTCTGCGAAAGCAAAGCTAACAAAACTAAAAAATACTAGGCTGGTAATAAATATTAAAATAGAAAATGATAGTCTATTCATAGAACATTATTAGTTATTGCCTAATATAAATGTTTATTTTTCTTTCAGAATCTGTGTTATAAATAACAACTGATCAATTATTTTGGATCTGATTTGACCGAATACGTGTGTGTTTACATCTTGTTCAGGATATAAATCCTTTGTTCTATGATGTGCAGTTACCATATACTCATCCCAAACATCAGCCACTTTCTTTACGTTGTCACTCGCTGTGGCTTCAGGAACTTTTGTTACGATAACTTGATCCCTGAATGATGTGAATGAATTTTTTGTTTGTGGTCTTATTGTGTCAAGAGTTCCATTTTGTTTTTGGAAGCAATCATAGTCACTACATATAGCTTTCGGCTGTTTCTGATAGTAAATCTCATCGCTTACTCTCCACTCTTCTCCACACAGTTTACACATTCCGTCATACTTTGCAGATATTTTTGTACCCATGAAAGTCTTATATATTATGCCATATATAAACCTTTCATGTTGCACCGAAAGAAAAGGAGTGAAGCCAGTTTATCTGATGATTATAAAACACCACAGGGTTTGTATGTACGTCTTTGTTTAGAGTATAATATTGAGCCAGAACTTGATGTGTGTGCCAATCCAAATAACACACAATGTGATAGACATATTGGAGAGTCTAGAAATGCTCTTGCCATTGACTGGTCATGGGATGCATGGTGCAATCCACCACATAGTAAAACAGGTGCGTTTGTCAAGAAAGCTTATGAGCAATGGAGAAAAAATAATATAAATATAATGATGATTATTCCTGCCAACGCAGTTTCATCTAACTATTGGCATGAGTTCATAGAAGGTAATGCAGAGTACCACCCCATTCATGGTAGGATAAGATTCCTCATTCCCAATGATGAAGACGTTTATATATCTTCAAATTTCATGAGTAGGAATGCATATATCTGTGTGATTTTTCGTCAAATATAATAAGCATTAATATGAAAAGTATATATGGTATCAATAGTATCAATAGTATCAATAGTATTAATGGTATCAATAGTATGCACAAGTGGGATACTGTTTGCTGAAGCAGATGTATATAAGACCTTAGGAATTAGACACGCAGATAATCCAGTAGTATGTGTATTTGAACCAGACCCACTATATTCAGATAATGGAAAAGAGATAATTGATGCAATTTATACTTCGATAAGTTTATGGAGTGAGGGATTATTAGAATATTCGCCTGATGGTAATTGGGATTTTCTTGTAACAACAATATCAATAGAAGACCATAAGTATAAACAGGCATCACAATTTCCTGTGTGTAGTATATTGGTTTCATTTGAATATGTAAACGAGGAAAGTAGTAGTCTTGGATTTACATATATAGATTTCTCAAAGTCATACCATAAATATACACATATAATATTATTTACACATGACTTGAAAGTAACTCATCATTACGATGTTAGTAATGGTGGTGGAGAACAGGCTTATGTTACTAGTTCTATTCAAATAAAACCATTTAAGACTGTGGCATTGCAGAATATTATGACTCATGAATTTGGTCATGCTTTAGGATTAGGGCATTATAAGATAACAGATTATCCTATTTATGCTAAGGACAAGCCTTGGATTAATGCATCTGTCATGTATTATTCTATTAACCCAGCAGATGATGAGGTAGCCAAGCCGAATTATGTGGACATAAAAATGTTGGAAAAAATCTATAAAGAAGATGGGTTCGGTGGAAGTGTATCTCCACCTGTCAAAGTGGGATATTATACTGTTGGAGATTTAGAAATCTGTACCCATAAATGCAATATTTTCAGACAGTAAACATTTATATATGACAGTCTCTAGAGTATCTTATGGCTCGAAGAAAACAATCCAATACCCACACTACTATTTGTATAACGTGGGAAGATAAGGAAGAATTTAGAAAGTTTGCAAAGTTTGTAAAGAAAACTAAGACAGGAGAATTATATGAAAGCGATACAGTTCTATTCCATAAATTATTAGAAGCGTATAAGGCTAGCAATCAGGCTAGTGATAAACCAAATTCAACATACCCAACAAAATGTTAATCTTTTTTCTTTTCTGTGTACTTTTTGCGACAATTTTGAGAACAGTAAATCCTCTGCCTACCCTTGTATCTCCACGGTAGTGTGGCACCACACTCTACGCAGTAAAATGTGTCGTCTTTCCTCATATAAGTGTTTCGATCGTTTTAGTATTTAAGTGTTTAGATCTTCAAGTTCACTTAATGTGTTTTTTGTCATAGCTTTTATTTTTCTCTCTTTAATCTGCTCCTGAACATCCATGAATGCATCTCCATATATCAATCTTTGTAGTTCATTCAGATTTAAACCATATATGTAGTTGTCAGCCCAATAAAGAATAGCTCTTCTAGAATAAGCATAACCATGCTCATCCTCTATTCCTTTTAATCTATCCCTTATCACTTTTTCCTTTTCAGTATAGGTCATTTTTATTCCTCCTATACTTAGACCATAGATCATTAAAAGTTTTGTATTCGACTTCTTCTGATCCATCTTCCATTGAACCTCTAACTGCATTACCAACTGGAGATGAATATCTACCGAGCTTGTATCTTATGGGAATTGGAAATGATTTATCAGGATGTGTCTCTTTTCTCATGGCTTTACCTAAATTCAAATATCTTCCTATAATTTCATCCAGTGCTTTCCACAAAGAAACTTTATTAGATTCTCCTCTAGTATGTCCGTATTGAGGATCACCCATAAAAGGGTCAACTACTTTTGTTTCAAACAAAAACTTTTTTAATGCTTCTTCATCGATATAACCGTTAAGTTGTTTCTCAGCCTTAAGAAGATTTAACTCCTTATCAAAGCCAGCAGGATTAGCATATGGTTCCCAATGTTCTTTCACACCAGTTTTTGGATTGTAATGTCCTACTAGACGTTTTAGCCACCTACTTCTTGGCTTTCTTCCTATGGGGAGTACTTTCCTATTCTCCCAATCACTAATTTCCTGTTCAGTCATAGTTTCTTCCTGTCCACTTAAACGAAAGTGCTGTCTTCTATAATTTTTCTTCTGCCATTTTCCAAGAACTGTAAGAAGTTCCTTAAGATTTCCTATTGCACCGAGATTAATTATAACACCCTCCACTGCATTTTTAGCAGACATTCCTATTGGAAGCCTTACTTCCATCTCCTTAGCCATATTGGCAGGCATATCTGTATCTATTTTTTCCATGCCCCAAAGCTTTTCTTCAGGATTTTCTCCCAACATGGGTGTGGGGTATACAGTATATCTCACTGGTCTTAATGATCCACCTTTATACTTTTTTCTTGATGGTTTTGTAGCTCTATCTCTTTCGCCTATATGTGGGAACATTTTACGCTCAAGATCAAGTTGAAGACCGAAAGGCATCTCCATTTTTCCACTTCCTCTTTCTTCAAGTTTGTCAGGATTCTTTTTCTCCCACTCCTTTATTGCTTGTTTCACTTCTTCCTTTTGTTTATTGTATAATTTGTCATCCCATATTCCTGTATGCTCTCTCCTCGCATTTTGTTGTAGTTGGTCTACTCCAAATTCAAAGCAGACAAGACCATCAAATGGCATATGATCATTCATAGCTATATCAGGAGATATAGTTGTGGATATATAATCAAATACTGCTCTTCCTCCTCTCCCTGCTTTAATTGTTTTTCTGATTCGTGGCTCATCTCCATATTCTCCACCCTCATCTCCCATAATATTTGCCCCATCTTGCAGGGTTGTTCCTCTATGAAGCTTCCTTATACCACCATGGTAAAGTTGACTGTGAGTACGATTATGCTGATCTTCAAAAACCCTATCTGCTTTCTCAAATTCTTCTTTTAGTGTAGGATTTAGATTTAACATCTTGTAAAATTTATCAAGTGCTCTGTCAAACTCTCCTTTATGCTCTACTGAATTAAACTTCTCCATTAATACATTCACATCTTCCTCTGTAAATGTGTTTTTTTTAGTTTTTCTTTTTCGTTGATCCATTACTATTCCATCTTGTGGAAATTTACTTCCACCATTATCCCAAATAGACATTACACTTGCAATCTGAAAACCACCATGTTCAAGTGCAATAGAATGTGCGTATCCTGCTGCTTTCTGTGTACTTTTAAGAAAAAATATCTCCTTTGCGTTTTCCTCTTCTTTCTCACTCATTCTAGATCTATCATCATTAGCTCTCCAAAACTTCTCTCCTCCTACTTTATCTCTTTGTTCTTTAGTTCCTTCCTGCCAGCCTTTACCCATAAATTGTTGGTATACTTCTGGATAGTAGGCAACATCATCTGTGTCATATGGTAATCCCTTTCTATTTTGAGTCCAGCCTTCAGGGTGATTTCTATCTTCAACAAACTGTCTTTGTCCATAATCGGAAGTTGTTTGTTGATATTGAACAACAACTGGTACATTCTCAATTCCCATTTCAATAGCTGCTATTGCCATTTCTACTTTATCAAAGTATGAATGTTGAACTTGATTTGTTATTGGATCATATTGCATAGACAATAATGGCATATATGATTGTCCATCTGCTATCTTTTTTTTCCAATGATTAATCATTTTTTCATCTAGGTATTTTCTATCTACGCCAGCTAAAGTCACAAATCTCTCTGCATTCATATTAACAAATCTTACTTTATGATCATGTAGATCTTTTTCTAGAAATCCACCAATATTTCCTCTGCCAGAAATAAGTTTATTACCACCATAATCTCGTTCTCGTGGTTTTGGAGATCTAAATGTAGGAAAAGGTTTGTTAGGGTCAAGTGTTCTTTCATCATCCTTTCTATCAAGTGACCCTCCTAAACTAATTATGGTTGCTCTAGATGTAGTACCTACTTTATGAGGTTTGTTTTCTTCTGCTACTTCTTCTTCTGTTCTTCTTGGCTTCTCTTTTGCTTCTATTGATTCTCCCTCAACCTTATAATAAGGTAGTATTGGTATGTCTATAGCCCAAGTATATCTACCCATCATATCCTTACCTTCTGGTGGATGTAAGAATGGTTTTAATTCTTGGTAGTCTCTTCCAAGCACACCATAAATATTTCTTATTAATTTGGTTGATTCCCAAGGCTCAAAATAATTATAAGTTTCAAAACCAATAAGATATTCTCCCTCTGAAACTTTTCCACTGTTTGTTAAATCCCCCATGGTTATAGGTTCATTTCTATCCATTAATCCCTTTCCTATTTGTTCATGTGGTGTTAGTGGTAAGTTTTGGTAATATTTAATATGTGAATCTGATCCTATTGAATCAGGCGTTGCACCATGCAGTGCTGAAAAAACAACTTCATGTTTTGGTATATTATCAAAACCAAGAAACTTTGTTATATCATCTGGTAAATATCCCTCGTGAAGTTTTGTTCCCTGCATCGACATATAGTTAGTAACTTGTGATTCAAGATGCATTATGAAATAATCATTTGATGGTCTATCTGATGGTATAGACTGTATATGTTGTAAGAATTCTTCTGGATTAACTGCTTGAAAGTTTACAGGTCTACCCTCTTCTTTTGCATTGTCTATCTCTTCATCATATAAAGCCTTAAAGTCCATACCTGTTCCCAAAATTTCTTCCATTTTTTCTTCAGGTACTTCTGCAATATCCTTAGGTTCCTCATATCCCTCAGGTTTTGTAGGTGGAACAACTTCTGACGTTGGTTTAGTATTTATTATTTTACCTTGTTCATTTAATTGAGGTGTTGCTCTTGAGGGTTTACCAGTACTTTCATCAATACGAGGTGTTTCTGGTGGTGTTTCTAATCCTGTCTTTGGTAATTGCTTTGGATTTAGTTTAGGTTCATTCCTACCTGAATCCCATGTCCTAAGTCTTCTTATAGCATCTTGTATTTTTTTATCTTTTATAGGTTCAGGTTTTTCTTCCTTAGGTTTTTCTTCCTTTTCTTTTACAGGTTCTTTTTTTTTGATAACAGAGACATCTTACTCATCTTTCTTTTCATCTTCTTTAGTAACATATCTTATACCCCAACTATTAACATTGTATATTGGTATTCCTTTCTTAATTTGATCTCTGCCTGCTATCTTTCTACCTGTCTTGGTTTCTTCTGGTGTTATTGGTGTATCATAAGCATTGTAAACTGGGTTGAAAGCACCCCCCTCACTTGTATTTATGGCACCTGTTTGACCACCTTCTCCTCCTTTCTTTTTATCTTGTTTAACTTCATGTGGTTCTATCTTTTGTTTCTTACCTGTTTCTTTTACTTCGTTAGCATGATGTTCTTTTGCATCTGCTCTTGGTAGTTGACCTACTTCTTCTAATGATATATGTGGTCTTTCTTCATAGCCTGATTCTTCTGAGACATCTAATGGTGTATCAGTACTTACTCCTACCTCTGCTGTGTTACCTACGTTACCATACTTGCCAGCTTCTACATCTGACTTTAATTGTAATATTGCTTTTAATGTTCCATCTATACTTTTCCTTTTTGCAGGAGACCTGTCTTTTTCATAATCTCCATCACTACCTCTAAATCTTGCATCTTCCAGTTTTGGTCGTGCATTAAGTGTGTCAGGTGTTCCACCTCCCCAACTAGTTGCTTGATTGTATTTACTACCTCCTTCATCTAGATCCTCATAAGGTATTCTTACATCATGAGATTG